TGCTCAGGAAAACACATGGTAACTTATTAGCTGGGCCCTCCCAGCATTTTTAATACAAAGGAGCGTTAATATGCCTACATTAAAAGGTGTAAATTATCTCAGAGACAAACTCGCATATAAGAAAAATAGGGTAAAGCTCAGGTATAAATACTATGAGATGAAGCAGCTTGTCAGAGACCTGAACATATCCACTCCTCCGGATCTCCGGTATTGGATGGGTAGTCTTGGCTGGTGTGGTCGTGCTGTTGACTCGCTGGCTGATAGGCTGGTATTCAGAGAATTCGATAATGACAATTTCGGAATGAATGAGATTTATAATCTCAATAACAGAGATATCCTTATAGACAGTGCTATACTTGGAGCTCTTATAACCAGCTGTGATTTTATCTACATCACTACCGATGATGATGGATATCCGAGGATGAGAGTGATTGATGGATCCCACGCAACAGGCATCATAGATCCAATAACCAATATGCTCACTGAAGGATACGCTATTATTGATTTTGATGAGTTCGATAATCCTTTAACTGAGGCATATTTCATACCAGGTCATACAATGATTTACCAGGGTGGTAGGATAATGTCTGATATCACTAATGCAGCTCCTTATCCACTGCTGGTACCGATAATCAACAGGCCTGATGCCAAGAGGCCATTTGGTCATTCCAGAATCAGCAGAGCATGTATGAGTATAGTCAATTCTGCAATAAGGACTGTGAAAAGGTCTGAGATCGCAGCAGAGTTCTTTAGTTATCCACAGAAATATATCCTTGGTATGAATCCTGATGCTGAAGTGCTGGATAAGTGGAAAGCCACAATGTCAAGTATGCTCCGGATAGATAAGGATGAGGATGGTGATCATCCGGTAGTGGGCCAATTCCAGGCAGCTTCAATGGCTCCTCACTCGGAGCAGCTGCGGATGTTCGCTGGACTCTTTGCCGGAGAGACTGGATTGACTCTTGATGATCTCGGTTTCCCATCACAGAATCCAAGCAGTGCTGAAGCAATCAAAGCCAGCCATGAATCATTAAGACTCACAGCAAGGAAAGCACAGCACACTATGGGTACTGGGTTACTCAATGCTGGATACCTGGCAGCTTGCGTAAGAGACAATACGCCTTATCTCAGATCTGAGATCTACAACACAAGGGTATTGTGGGAGCCTATATTTGAGCCGGATGCAGCGACACTTTCAGCAATTGGAGATGGAGCTATCAAGATCAATCAGGCAGTACCTGGGTTCTTTGATCATGCGGTACTTAGAGCTATGACCGGTATAGATGGTGGAGAGCAGGAAAATATTTTTGCAGTAAACATTGAAGGTGAAGAGTAATGGCCACAGATGCAATAGTTCAGAAGATTGCAAAAGACTTTAAGGTCAATATCAATAGCAGTGCTGCCATAAGACCGCTTCAGAAGAAACTGCTTAAAGGCACAGCGACTTATAAAGATGCTAATAAGTACGCAATTGAGACTTCAAAAGCGTTAGGTAAAGCCTTAGCGGATAATCTGATAGATGATACATTGAGTGCTGCGGAATATAGAGCAATTATCTCTGAAGTATTGCCGGCTGGTTTATCAGCTACTTTTGACACAGTAAAGGAATACTCTGAGGTGGTCCAGCGTGGACTCAATGAGAGAGCTAAGATAAACCTTAAGGTGGTAGTGCCGAAGATAGATGCTGAAGCAGTAACCACAACTACAGCTAAAGCGGTAAGTGCAGCAGCTTATGCAGAAGTATCCGGAGTGGTAGATCAGGATACTATGAATTTTGCCCAAAATGTTACCAGCAGGGTAATGAGGGATAATGCCACTTTCCAGAACAATGTTGGTTACACAGTAACTGTAGAGCGTATATATGATGATATAGGCGTACATAACAGAAAGGATCCATGTCAATGGTGCATTGAGAAGGAAGGCATCTGGAATTATGAAGATGCTAATTCCAATGGGATCTTTGCGAGGCATCCTGGCTGTGAATGTACGATTATATACCACTCGAAAAAAGGTCCGCAGTTGCAGACAAACTGGCGGAATAATGAGTGGGAGTATATATAACTAACATAGGAAGGAGGATACATGAGTGAGGATATCCGTTATGGTGAGCAATCTCCAACGGTATCCGTGATCCGAAATTACACAAAAACAAGAGGTCAAGAGGCAGTTGATATTTATGCTACCACAGACAGGACTTTATACCCTTGGCAGAGTGCTTTGGTATATGATGTAATGGCTGTGGATGAAGAAGGTTTGTGGCTGCACCAGAAGTTTGGATTTGCCGTTTCAAGGCGGAATGGTAAAACAGAGGTTGCTATGGCCAGGTGCCTTTGGGGATTAAAGCAAGGAGAGAAAATTCTTTACACTGCACACAGGACCAGCACAGCTCACTCGATCTGGGAGAGATTAAGGCGGTTTTGTGAGAAGTCAGACGATGTTGAAATAGAATCATCCTATAGAGCCCTTGGGAAAGAGCACCTATACATAGATAATGGTGGAATCATTGAGTTCAGGACTCGGACGAGTACCGGTGGACTTGGTGAAGGATATGATCTGCTGTTGATAGATGAGGCTCAGGAATATACCACAGAGCAGGAGACCGCTCTCAAGTATGTTGTATCCGACTCAGACAATCCGCAGACGATCATGTTCGGTACTCCACCAACAGCAATCAGTGCTGGCACAGTCTTTATGCAGTTCAGGAACAGAGTGCTCTCCGGATCCGGTTATGAATCGGGGTGGTGTGAGTGGTCAGTACCTAAACTGTCAGATCCTAAAGATGAGGAGCTGTGGTATGCTACTAATCCATCACTTGGTTATGGCTTGAAAGAGCGTGCCATCCGTTCAGAGATTGGTGATGATGATATTGACTTTAATATCCAGCGACTTGGATTGTGGTTAAAGTACAATCAGAAGTCAGCAATCAGCAAGATGGAATGGGATGCCCTGAAGGTGAATGTGTTGCCTAAGTTGAAGGGTAAATTATTCGCTGGTATCAAGTTCGGCCATGATAATGAGAATGTGGCTTTATCAATTGCAGTGAAAACTGAAGATGATCATGTATTAGTAGAGGCTATTGATTGTGTGCCAATTAAGAATGGTACAGCCTGGATGATAGATTTTCTGAAACAGGCTGATATCAGGAAGGTGGTAATTGATGGAGCCAATGGTCAGACCTTGCTGGCCGATGAGATGAAAAATGAGCGACTTGGTAAGCCTATTTTGCCTAAGGTCGCTGAAATAATCAAAGCATATTCATTATGGGAGCAGGGTATAGCCAATGGATCTATTCAGCACATGGAGCAATCAGCAGCCACTCAGGTTATAACCAACTGTGATAAGAGAGCAATCGGCTCTAAAGGTGGTTTTGGTTATGAATCACAACTTGATGGAGCAGATATATCAATTTTAGACTCTATGGCCTTGGCACATTGGCAGTGTGTCGAGTGTAAGACAGAGGAGCGTAAACAACAGATTAGTTATTAAGGTCAGCATCGCTGGCTTTTTTAATTATTACGGATACCATCCGGTTAAATGGGAAGGAGACAGAAAAATGTCAGAATTTACAGTAATTGAAACGCAGGAACAGCTTGATGCAATCATTGGAGAGCGTATCGCAAGAGCAGAGAAGAAAGCTGAAGAGAAGGCTGCAGAGAAGTATGCAGATTATGAGGATCTAAAAAAGCAGACAGAAGATCAGGCTGCTAAAATCAATGATCTCAGTTCTCAGTTATCTGCACAGACCGAAAACGCCAGTACAAGTGCAAAAGAGCTGGAGGATCTTAAAGCCAAAGTGCACCAATATGAGACCGACTCAGTAAAAACGAGGGTGGCACACGAAGAGGGTTTACCTTATGACTTGGCTGCAAGGTTATCCGGAGAGGATGAAGAAAGTATAAGAGCTGATGCAAAAGCTTTAGTAGCGTTGGTGGGTAAAGCAAAACCAACAGCACCTTTGGGTAATCCGGAGCCAGTGGCAAAGGGTGATGATCGTGATGCTGCGTTAAAAGAAATGTTATCAAGTATGAAGGGAGATTAAAATGGCTACTATTACACAGTCAACACTTTTCCCAGCTCAGCTGGA